AATTAATAATTAAAAAAAAAGTTTTTGATGAACATTTATCTGAAAATTCTAATGCAAGGAACTTTGTAAGTGGTTTAGTAAACTCAAAGACAATTAAACAAAATTATATGAAATATGTAGATTTTGTTGTTTATGAACTTATTGAACCTAATTTGAGTCCATCATTACAATTATCTACATCTGATAATACGTTGGGATTTTCAACAGTTCGTTATAACATTCTCAAAAATGTTACTTTAGATTACGCATCCGAATTATTAATAGATTGGAGAAAATCTTCGGAATATATGATTGACGGAATTATTATTACCAACGATGAGATTGTTCCCAGAACAAAAGATAACCCAAAACATTCGGTTGCTTTTAAAATGATATTAGATGATCAATCTGCTATTTCAGAAGTTGTAAATATCGTTTGGAATGCTTCAAAACATGGTTTACTCAAACCGGTAGTACAAGTTAAGCCTGTAAATATTGGTGGAGTTACTATTAAAAATATTTCTGGTCAAAATGCCAAATTTATCAAATCAAATATGATCGGTAAAGGATGTGTAATAGAAATTGTTAGACGCGGAGATGTAATTCCATACATAGAGAAAATAATTACACCTGCAGATAAACCGGATATGCCTGATACGAATTATGAATGGACATCAACTAATGTTGATATATATGTTGGTGAGAATGATGATACACGTGCAAAACTTGCATTAGCATTTTTCAGTGGATTAAATATTGATGGTTTGAAATCTGGAAATTTAAAAAAATTTGCAAATGCTGGATTCAAAACAATACCACAAATAATTAATATGACTTATGAAGATATATTGAATATCGACACTTTTAAAGAAAAAAGTGCTTTGAAAATATTTAATAGTCTAAATGATGTTAAAAAAGACGGATTTAAATCTATATCTTTAGCTAAATTAATGGGATTATCCGCCATCTTTGGTAGAGGTATTGGAGAAAGAAAAGTTAATGAAGTATTGAAAAAATATCCGGATATACTTTTAGAAACTCACACAGAAGATGAATATATCAACTTGATAACACAAGTATCCGGATTTTCTAATAAAACTGCAACACAATTTGCAGAAGGTATTGATAAATTTAAATTATTTGCAAAAGAATTAAATATTAATCTTGTTAGAAATACGAATACAAATACAAATACAAATTCTACAAATACAAATGTAGTAAATGGTAGATTGTCCGGTAAATCAATTGTTTTTACCGGAGGTAAAGATCAGGAAATCCAAAAGTTGATTGAAAAACATGATGGTATTATTGGATCGAGTGTATCTTCAAAAACATTTGCGGTTGTTACAAAAGACAAATCTAAAATTTCAACTAAAATAACAAAAGCAAAATCTTTAAATATACCTATATATTCATTTGAAGAATTCAAAATATCTATGGAATTATAGTATATCAAAAAACAAAACAAAAAAACAAACAAAAACAAACAAAAAATAAAAACAAACAAACTAAAAAAAGAAAAAAAAACAAACAAAACTAAAAAAGAAAAAGAAGTAATGCCACCACATTAATATTGATAAAAATGTGCCGGGTCCCAAGTCCGGAATACTAAAGCAGCAGAGGGTTTTTTTTTATTAATAAAAATGATTAAATTCTTAATCTAAATAATCATTCATACCAGTTTTACGAAACTTAAAATCATTTTAGATTAAATTATAAAAGAAGATGCCCCCGAGCGCGGCGACGACGCCGCACCGAGCATTTGGAGCATTACAAGCCCAGGCGCCGGCATGGGAGCCTTCTCGACTTCGCGAGAACGAAGACAGCGTATGGAGAAAACGACGTCTTGCCGCTGAGAGAACGGAAGCCGCGATAGAAGACGCGACGACGATTGCGCCCGCATTAGCGAAAGCGCTCCAGGGCTACATCGCCATGCGCGGAGGCAGCATCCTTGCCCAGCAGCTCGCCGATTTTTATAAGAGCCCTGCGTGTGCCGGTTTTGAGGTGCCAAAAGGAGGGGCCCTAAAATTACTGCGAAACGTCGAGAACTCGGGTTTGAAATTTACGCACCTGTCGCACGGGAACAAGTGGATCATCACCCTCGATTATGACGCGCAGCAGTCACAAATTAACTTTCCGCCCGACACTATCTTCCAGGGCACCGTTAAATTCTTCAAAAACTTACGGGTACGAGGCGGCTACGGATTCATACATGTGGACCATACAGACATCGCAGTGTTTGTGAGTGAGAAGGATGCCCCTTATCTCTATCTCTTGCCAGGAGATAGGTGCGAATTTAAAATTGTGGAGGATTATAAAAACAGAAGTAGGGGTACACATCAGTGGAAAGCCACAGACGTCGTCTGTATTCTGCGGACAGGGACGACACCTGTGATTAAACCCAAAATCGCAAACTCAAAGGCCTTAAAGGTTTTTGCCGAGATTATTGTAGTCATTGAAGAAAACGGCGGACACTTATTTGCGAAGAATTTACCTGCGATCTACGAGTCCAAGTACGACCGCCCGCTAGATTTAAAGGCCATCGGCTTCGCGTCTATGTCGGCGCTAGCACCACGTATCCCTGGCGTCAGTATCCGCGACGGCCACGACCCTGATACAACGGTGCTTACCACTGTTGTGGCGCATGTAAGGACACAAATACCAATACAACGTGCCGAGTGCTCAGAGGAGAGTGCGCTGGCGAAAGATCGTGAAGATGCGAAGACGGCTGTGATATCTGCGTTCATCAGCGAGGTCATATCCGCGACGCGCCGAGATGCCGCGTCCGCCGCGATCTCTGAGATGACAATCGAGGCAGATGTCAAGGCTCGCGAGCAGACTCTGAGAGAGCACGAGAATACCCCCGCCCTCACGATTGAAGAGGTCTACGATCACGACTTCCCGCCGCTTAAGAGTGCTGCGCCCGTAGTCGCGTCAAGGAATCCCGTTGACGACACCGAGCTGTGCCATGTCAGTCTCGATCCTAAGCGCGACGAACCGAAGATGGCGCCGGTACCGGAAGGCTACACGCTTGTCGCTGCCGTACTACAGTACCTTGGAGAAACGCAGTTTTTACCGACGTTCCTAGATCAGCAGATCGACGATGACACTCTACCATACATGACGCAGACCGACCTAGTCGAGATTGGTGTCACGCCCGCGGTTTGCTTGACAATACTCAATGTGGCAGACGCAATAGGGAGGCAGAATGAGCTAGTGACACCGTACGGGCTACAAGACGTCGCTACTCACCAATCTATACTAGAGACTAAACTACTCGAAAATAGTAGAGAGAAGGTGCGAGATGACATGTGTTGCATTATTACCTGCGAAATTATGAAGGATCCTGTGATCTGCATAGGCGACGGTCATACATACGAGCGCAAGGCCATCACCGGATGGTTCTCCACAGGAGCACGCACCTCTCCGACGACGAATGAACCTCTCGATAATATCACGCTGATTCCAAATCATGCCGTACGGCGGCTAATCTTAGCGCTACAAGAACTATATGGCACAGAGGAGACAAAGAGTCCATATTGAATACAACCTCTTTAGGCATAGTTCTGAGTTTATAATTCATGGATTGTGAATCGTATAAAAGGAGTACAAAAGTATTAATCATATGACGAACACAGAGTAGATAATGAATATCTAATGCAAAAAATAAACAAAAATAATAAAAAATGATTATATATTTGTTTTAACTACTACGAAATGAAAATATTAAAAAAAATATTAAATGAGAGTCGTTGAGATGTTATATGGTTCTCCGAAAATCACAAATTCAAAGAAATATTCCAGAAATTTAAATAGATTTTCTAAGACAACGAAATCTATTATTAGTTCTCAAAAATATATTCGTAATCGCTATATTAAATATACAATTAGTGTACCAAAAAAAGTATTTAATTAGATATTTATGATGGATATAGTTAAAACAAAAATAAAAAACAAACAAAAAATAAACAAAAACAAACAAAGTAATGCCACCACAATAATGTGCCGGGTCCTAAGTCCGGGAAAAAGCAGCAGAAGGATTTATAATTTTGATTATTTTTTATATTTTTAACAAATTTTTTTATGTTTCATTTTGGTTACAAAATCCCCAGCAAATTATACTTATTCTGCCTTTTGACTCATTTAATTTAGGCGGAACACCGTGACGCCATGTTGTATTTACTTTTTTTCCAAATCCATAACACATGCTATTTTGTAACACAAATTCAGTTGTTGTACCGTTTTTAGCATGTTGAAATGCAATACTTCTTTCTGCACCAAATGATACCCCTATTGTTATATTTTGTTTTTTAGCTTTTTCTTGATTTATTCCTGCTGCATCAAAATGATATGGTTTCCATTCATCTCCTTTTTCATATAAATTGAAACGAGTTGCATGAATATCCATATTAAAATAATTTGCAATTCTATCAACTACTTTATGAAATAATATACTTTTATCTTTGCATGTAGAACGATCATTCATTATCCAATGAGTTCCATCTAATGTATTATTGCCATGCCATGCACAAAAGTCATCATAATTCATTTCGTTCATTAATTCATCATATGCAGTATTTATGTTTTCAAATATATTAAGAAATAAAGCAGGTACAAGTATCACGTCATTTTCTTTTATTGGATATGGATATTTGGGCCATACTCCATAACCGACTTGAACTCTTAAATCACATGGAGTGTAATCCGGTTGAAAACAAATTGTATTGCGTCTCTTACGTTCTTCAAATGTATTAGATGGTGGTAGTTTCATTAAGTATGAAGTATTTTTGATGATAGTACTCGTTTATTTTTCAATTTTTTTTGTTACAATTATTGTCTTAATAAGTTTATTCTTTTTCATTATAATAATGTTCATTTTTATATCTTTTATTATCAATTTTTGCGAATGCTTTTATTGAAAGTGTGGTAAAATTATATGAATTCTTAATCTGTATATGCGTAAACCAAAAACTTAATATTATTATTTTTTAAATTTATATATTTTATACTAATAATGATATTTGTTTTCGCAAGTGTAGTGATATTAATAATTGTGTTTGGTTTATTAATTTCATTCAAAATTAATACTAATACAAATGTAGATTTTAAACGATCTTATATTACAACGACACCAGAAGAAACCATTCCACCCTCCTCCGCGAATGCAAAATATCAAGAAATGAGGTATGATTTCTTACGTTTTGCAGAATTCTTTTTATTACTTAAAAGACCTTTTGGAATGAAAAATAGTTTACCATGGAAAGATAGCGATATGGTAAATGGATATGTCACTAGTTCTACTGCGGGTAGTACGACTACCAATTCAGTGAATGATTTCAGTCAATGTAAAAGAAGCTGTGAAGATGATACAAATTGTAATTTATGGAAATATAATAGTGATGATAAGCAATGTATAAGATACAATATTGATGGTATAAATGATTTTACCAAAGATCCATCGTCAAATAATCAAATTGGATATATTTTTAATCCAAAAGATACTTGGGCTGTAAATGATTTATCTAACTTGCCTAAGGATAAAATATTATTTCAACAAATTGCGGAGATTGTTCTTAAATTAGAATCGAAAAATCCTGAATTGTTAAAAAGAGCTAAATCTATTTTATCAAGTTCAAATATAAAATATTGTTATGAAGAAGAAATAACTCCGGATACTTCTTCTCTAGATTTGGAATATACAACAAATAAGGATAATGCGATAAGATATTTAGAAAATTCATCTCTATTTTTTATAAACATAGGAGAAACAGCGGAATATGATAATAAAGAAGAATATGCGATGATAGTTGCACGAATTCTAAAAAGTATATTTCAGTATGAGGATGATTCTCTAAATCTAAACGATAAAATAATATTTACAGAAGATAAGATAAGTTCTGAAGATAGAGATAAAATTAAAACTTATGTTGATAATTTATTAGGAGGATCTAATTTAGATCACTGGAACGCTTATGTATTCTTGAAAAGATGGTTTATGACTAATAAGAATTCTAATGGATACATAACTAAATCTGAATTAGAACAGTATTTTAATACAGTATCCGGCACATCAGACTTGGAAACTCATACAGCTTTTAAGTATTCTAAATCCGAGACCGAGAAGTTGTGCGGTAGCGGTGCAGGACAAAAAGTAAATAAATTTTTTTCTGATTTTGATGATGGAGATAGTAAAATTTCTCTTAGTGAAATGTTAAAACAAAAATTAGCAGATGTTGGATCATTACAAATCTCAAAGCATTGTTTTTAATTCTGCAAATAAATTTGTCTTGTGATTTTATTTAAATACCCGCACGAATAAATACCCGCACACCATTACCGCAGAAACACAGAAGTCACACAATAGCGAGAGTGAGAGCTGCGTTCGACAGCTTTCACGCGTCGTCGCACTTGGTGCGACACACCTGTGGTAGCTCACGCGAGAGCCCCACGCAGAAAACCAGCTCGTTTTGTGGTGAAACCAGTAAACATCGGCATCACAA